TGAACCTTCTGGTTTAACTGATGCTTGAGCAAAACCTGATAACATAACTTCTTCTTCAAAAGCTCTGTCAGATGACTCTGTTGTGTATATAGCAGTGTGTTCCTGCTCATACTGTTTATATTCCAGGCCGAACAAGGCGTTCAAACCCGGCTCTAGTTCTTTAACTAGTTGATTACGTGATATAGCCATAGTTTATAACCTCCTTATATACCTGCCACGTTGTTCCCTAAGATATGCTGACAAATCATAACTCTAAGAGCAAAGCCCTCAGCAGTAGTATCTGAATGATCAGGATCTCTAGAAACACCTAGGATTTTTAGTTGTGCAATTGCCGCTGCTGTTGTAGCCGAAATTTTTGATCTCGAAATAAACAACGGTGACGTTCCATTTGCAAATACTTGATCAGCACATTCACCAACTTCATTTTGGTCGAAGGAAGTGTCCGCAGACATGATTTCATACATTTGCTTAGGATCGTCGTTAACAAAGCCAACAATATCAGTTGCAGTATTACTTGCAGCTAAAAAGTTAGCGAATGTTGGTTTACTAGTCGTAGCGTCAGTGAAAAACACTCCGTTCAGTACACCCAGATTATTTTCATCTGTGTTTCCTGAAGAAAGTATTACTCCGTCTGCAGTTAATTGCACCATTGCTGAGTGCGAAATTAACGCTGAAGAAGCCGCAATGCTGTACTCAGAGAGTCCTGCATTGTTGTAATCCTGACCGACTTTTTTAATGGGTCTAAAACCAAACCCAGTAGTTGACGCGTTAGCCATATTGTTTTCTCCTTATGTACCTGCCCCGAGGGGCCTCCAGTACGGGTTATTTTTATCGCTGGGTTTGAATTGTTAAAAAATTAACTTTTCTTGCCACCGAAGGTCGTACGAGATTGCCTGTCTACATCGATAGGCATACTCTTATGCTGTTCCTTCAGTAGATCGTTATCGATTGCCGTCATTTGATCCTGCGCCTGATTCATATAATATTCAGTACGCTGTCTCGCGATCTCTTCTGGTACCCTAGTCAGCACTAGGCCTCCGTGCCCGATCACCCCTGCGTATTTGCCGTCTTGGACTACTGGGAAGTCTTCTTCAGGATATTCGTCAGCTCTAACTAATTCGTAACCAGATCTTAATCGACCTTGTACGTTTTTAGTGTCTACGAACCCTAGGATTTCTACCCTGACCCATCTGTGTCTGAATCCGTCTGGCGCGTTGGGCGTATCTAAGTACGATGGTGGAGCCCAAACTTTTGGTCTTGCTTTTGGCTTAACCGCTTTAGCTTGTGATTGTACTTTTGTAGAATCACTTTTCTTAGTTTGACTCGCACGAGTTGGTTTATTGTTTTCCATATGCCTATACCTCCTTCGTGTTCATAAGTTGTTTCGCATACTCTTCTAATGGCACACCTAATTTTTTAGCAATTGCTACTTGAGAAGATGTGAGTCTCACACTTTTGCGACCAGTCTTTGAACTACGCGTTGCAGAGGCAACGTTCTGTGTAGGTTTACTAGTCTGTTTTTCTACAGTTGTATCAAACTTATGTGGGAATTCAAGCTTTATTCTCTTGTCAATCTCAGCATAATAATCATCTGATTTAGGATCAAATCCCTCTTCCTCTGTGAGTTTTCTATGTAAATCAAACGCTGTATATGTCATTGCGTTATCTTTACCAAACCAATCATTTCTCTCTGCCCATGCTTCTGCTTTAGGATCTGGCGCGGCAGCTCTTTTTGGTTGTGCTATGGCTTGGGATTGAGGCTTATCTTTTAAAGCAGTTTCTTCCATTTGTTGAGCAGTTTTTAATTCTGCTAACTTTCCTTGTTCATAACCAAGTTGGGAAATAGCTGTTAAAGCTTCTACCTCTGCTTTAGAATCTTGTGAGTCTCTGGCAGCCGCTAGTTTAGCTTGAGCTGCAGCAAGAGAAGACGCGATCCTGCCTTCCATTTCTGTTGCATAATTTTTATCTAAAGATGTAGCTTGAGTTTTAAATTGATCTCGTTCTTTTCTAACACTTTCAGCATATCGTAAAGCTTCGTCTTTTTGTCTTTCAGCTTCACGCATTTTTTTAGTAAGCTTGGCTATTCTTTTCTTAACTCCTTCAGAATAGTCTTCAACTTCTTGACTGTTACTTTGTTGCTTATCACTCCCTTGAACAGCAGGCTGCTCCACAGGTTTCTCAGGTGTATCATCGGCGACACCACCGTCTTCAAGCTTTGTTTCACGTTCATCTTCATATGTTTTGTCCTCTTCTTTTATTTTTTCTTCTGGCAGTTTGATTTCTACTTCAGGACCTGAAGTATCTATATCAACTGTTTCTTTTAGTTTTTCTTCTGTTTCTGGCATAGTTTCTCCTTATCTATGTTAAAATTCGTGGAATATATCTTCAGGGTTTTCCACGGTTGCTAAAACTTCATCATCATTGAGAAGTCTTATCTCACCCCCATCTATTTTAATTCGTGATCCTGCATATCTTGCAAAGATAATCCAATCACCTTTCTTGCACCAGGGACCTTCTGGGTATCTTTCTTTGTCATAGCATTGTGGGCCCATATCTAAAATTAAACCACAAGTTGATGCTACTTGTGATCGTTCTACTGTTTCATCTGCTAATATTAAACCACCTTTAGTTTTTTCTTTTTGTTTAAAAGGTAAAACTAAAATTCTCCAACCTGTAGGTTTTGGAAGCTTTCCAGATTCGTTTTTTTCAACGCCAACTAATTCTTTATTTGGTAGGTGTATCTTTGGATTTGATACTGATGACTGTTCCTTCACTTTCATTTTGCTCCTTTTTATTTAGCAGGGTGGATATTTCCTGATTTAAATATTGATACGTTCGTATCTGACCTAACATATACTGGTATTTTTCCATGTTGTCAACACCACCAGAGACTAGCGCAGATACCACATCGTCATGTCTCATTTTGATAATTCTTTTTATCTTTTCTACAAAAGTTAAATCATCCATCTTTTTTCTCCTTCTTTCTTATGGCATTTTTGCCTTGTTTAAATATTGCAGCGACTTGTCTTTTACCCATAACCTTGGCACGCTGTTCTCCAACAGTTAAAATTTGAATTTTTCTAGCAAACGGTTTATTAATTTTTTTAACTTTCGCCACCGTCTTTCTCGCATCCGTTGGCGTTGCGAACTTGATCTTAACAGTGTCACGAGGGTTTTCATCGGTATATAATCTCCTACCATATTTTTTTCCTGGATGTTTACCTGTACCTTTTTTAGGATCAGTCATCTTTAAATTCTTTCAATACTTCTAATTTCTCTTCTGCTTGAGCAATCTTATCTATTAATTTATCTGCTTCATCTACGTGTTGTGGATGTTCACCAATCGCAACTGGTTTTTCTAAATATATTTTTAGTGTTGCTTCAGCTTCTGATATTTGAGCGTTATATCTATCTTCTAGTGCTTGTAATATTACATCTCTTAACATTTCCATCTTCTCCTAGCCTGACGTAGTCTAGAATTAGGATTTTTTGCAGCTTTCGGAAATTTTTTCATTTGACCGGCGCTTCTTGCGCAGAAGGACTTACGTCTCTTCGCAGCTTTAGATCCAGGTTTTACTTTACCCGTCACGGCTGTTTTTAGTTTTGAACCAGGGTTTGCTCTTCGATATGCAGCAACACCTGCTTTTGTCATTCCAGCCCCTTTTTCAGTGGGTCTAAAATTTTTTTTATTTCTTTTTGGCATGGTGTCTCCACCTTTTGCCATTGTAACTCTTATAGTATTTGGTTGGCCTTTTTTATTTATATTTCTATGAACGGATTTTAAAGGAATTTTAAAAGCTCTTACACTGCTCATGCTAAACCACCCATGCTCATGCTTTTTCTTTTTGTGAATGTTTTTACGTTTGTAGGTTTAGGTCCCACATTGGCAGCTGCCCGTTTCCTGGCAACGGCAGATCTTCTCTGTCCTTCTGACATTCGTCTCGCTTTCGCTAGAGGCACGCATTTTGGGTACTTCCTCTTCGCATCCTTCTTTTGTTTTGAACGGCCACACTTTGCAAATGAGCCATCTTTTCGCTTGCTCCCAATATCTACCCATTTTTGTTTGAACCATTTATCAAGACCATTTTTAGACATGTTTAATTATTTTAGTTTTCTTTGCTCTATTTGACATGATAGCACCGCAACCTCTAGCTACGAAACCACCTTTTTTTAATCCTTGTCTTTTTAATCTGGAAGTTGCTTCCATTAATCCACCCTTTGCTTTACTGCCTCTGAAATCTTTTCTTTTAACTCCAGATGGATCTTTAATTTTTCCGGCACAAATTTTAGAAGCGTATGCATTTGCATATGCCGACGGGTACACGTCGAACTTTCTTTTCGCTGCTGCTTTACCTCTTGGACAAAGTTTTGTCATTTATCTTTTCCTCGCCGTTTGTGCAGCTCTTCTAAAGTTAGCTGCAGTCGGTGCACCCTTTGCACCTTTCTTTTTCATTTTACCACCACGTTTTCTTTTGGCATGAATGTTCGCGTATAAACCTTTACGTGCCATTATTTTTTTCTCTTCTTTACTCTTCCACCTTTTTTAGCAACCATTCTATCCGGATTAAAACCCATTTTTTTAATTGCTTCTTTTCCTTTTGCTGTCTTAGCCATTTTAGCTAAACCTTTATTTTTACTTTTACTTATTGGTTTTCCCATTATTTTTTCCTTTTTATTCCAGCTTGAGAAAGGGCAATCGCAATTGCCTGCTTTCTATTTTTTACTTTTTTCTTAGAGCCGCCAATGTTGAGTTTGCCTTTTTTAAACTCACGCATTACCTTCTTAACTTTTTTCTGGCCTTTCACTATCTATTGATCTTTCCAGATTTTTTAGCTTTAGAACCAAATTTTCCATAAGACTCATCTCTAGAAGCTTTCAATTGCTTTTTAGTTCTTTTCTTCTTAATTCTCATAGCAATTGATTCATCTTTTCTAGCTTTGAATCCTTGTTTTTTCTTACCGACTTTACCGCCTTTTTTCATAGCGCCTCTGTCCATAAGTTCAGTTGGCATTCTTTTAGACCTCATGTTTTCACCTTGTCCTCGTGAATACATCATGTCTCCTGTTCTGCCACCCATTCCGCCGCCAGCTAATTTTTTTCTACCGACTTGTCCTCTTGGTTGACCTACTTGTGTATTAAATCTAAAGTTTGGCATTATTTTTTTCCTCCGTTTCTAAATATTTGTGTTCCCTTTATACCATAAATGCTCGCCACGACAAGGATCCATAAATTTGTGAACCATTGGGGCAGTGATGAAAAATACTCAAAGAACAATTTCATCTTATCCATGGCCGCGGGATCATCTGATATCACCGCCCAAGCAAGCACTGCTATCGGCGCCGTTAATACAAGTAAAACGAATTCGTCTTTCCAGTCCGATTGTCGGGCTTCTAAAAGTTTTCCCTGGTATTCCGCCTGTCCGTCGGCCATACGCTTTGCATGCATATGCTGAGCGTCAGCCATAGCCATCTTTGTCTCCTGGCGCTTCTTAAATATGTGCGTGCCAGCCTGCAAAGCAACCTTTGCTAAACCAAACCACGCCATACTAATACCAAGTAGCTTTTACCGGCTTCTTATCGGGTCTAATTCTTCTAGTTCCTTTTACATCCACAGTCTGTGATTCGTTTGGCATAGTAGTTTGGATATCAATCCCACCTTTTTGCATGCCATCCTTGTCTGCACCCAACTCTGGAGTAATTTTTGGATCTTTTACATTATTTTTTGTCATAGTTTCTCCTTATACTATCTTTTTGGACCTTTCAAGATCTCTACATCAGCCATTTTGAATAAATCATTCTGAATTTTAGCTGTTTGAGACATTGCTTGCTTTGTTAATGATGTACTTGCTCGTAAATTTGCTAATTCTTCGTTTTGTTCGAGCTTTTCATCAAACTGTTCTTGACCCATAAGCTGTTTTGATCGATCTAAATTGATTTTTTCTTGATCTTGCTCACGTTTTACACTTTCGTTAAGCGCTCTTAGGTCTAATTCTCTTGCTTTTAGTTGTGCAACAGGGTCATTTCCAAATGCACCCATAATTTCTTGTTCTTCTTGTCTAAATTCTCTCATCATTTCAGCAATCAACTTAGATTTTCTAGATTCCATTTGTGTTGTAACTGTTAAAATCTGTTGTTGTACTTGTGGGTCTTGTTGTAGCTGTGGATTTACCTGTATAGCTTGTTGCAATTGTGTAATTTGTTGTAGCTCAGTTGCAAATTCTATTTCTAATTGTTCTTGTGCCATTAAAGAAATGTGTTCAAAGATATTTTTTTCTAATGCACCCATAATAACAGGATTATTTTTTGCCATATTCATAGCCATAAAATTTAAGTGAGCTGTAATGTGAGCTCTGTGATCTTGACCTTTGAATGCTTGAAAAGGTTTTCCAGTCATTGCCATAATATTCTCTGATGCAGGATCCATTGGCATTGGTTGTTGCGGTGGTGGTAATATTGCATCAATATTTTTTACACCAATTGCTTCGTACATATCTCTGTACGCTTCGTACATGTTATGCATTTGTGGATTAGACATAGCTAATTGTAATTCTGTTTGTGCTAAACTTATTCTTTGTGATTGTGAAAATATATTTGGATCAGCTACAGGAATAATATCTATCTTGTCATCAAAATCCGTAACCTTAATATTTCGTTGTGCACCAACGACGTCATAAGGATACTCAGCAGGCAAATAAGTTTTAAATACATTCGCAAGTAATTCAAACTCTTGTTTCATCGCCACATACATTCTTTTGTGTATGGCTGACATGACTCTGGAACCACGTTCTAAGAGAGCTATGGTCGTACCAACAGCTGCTTGTTGGTTGCCGTCACCGACCTGCATGTCAGCTATGGCGGCAAATCGTTGTCCTGCCTGAACTACAATCCCCATCAACTGCAATAAAGTCTGTGATGGTTCTTTAAATGGTAAGGGCATAAATGCGTCTCTGATGTTTCCACCAGGTGCATCTACATCTCTGAACTCTCCAGGTTGGATAGAATTTGCTTCGTCTCTTACACGAATACCTCGTTGTTTAAAACCTGCAGGCATATTTGAAAATGTACCTGCATCAATTAATTGTCTTAATGCGTTAGTTGCAGTTCTAGATAAACCACCAATCATGTGGATTAAACCAAAACCGTAGAATCCTAGACCAGGTAAAAATTTAAAATGAACAAAATATTCTATTTTCTTTTTTAACGGATCCATAGGTTGATAGTTTCTTCTAATAGATAATACTTCTCTACTACCAGCATCCAACGTAATAATGTATGGAAGTTTGATTCCAGTCATATCACCAGCGTTGTCTTTATCTTCAAATCCCTCTAGATCTAAATCCATGTGAAATTCTAAGATAGTGAAAATATTATCTTCTCTTGTTTTCTTAACACCTTCTAACTCTCTTTCTTTTTTCTCTACGTCTGTTTCTTGATTATATCCAGGGTTTATTTCTATATCTCTATAGAAACCTGACACTTGTTTTTTTCTTAAATCATTTTCTGACATTTTTAATTTATGCACAACTGCTTCTGCATCTTCGATAGATGTTGCAGTGTATGGAACTATTAAATCATCAGCGGGTACGAACTTAGAAACAGCTCTGCCTAAGAGTTCATCATAATAGATTTTCTTGAAGGCAGAGCCACTAAGAGGGAGATAAAAAAGCATTTGATCGAACTCGGGTTCATACTCCTTCATCACATTCATGAGCTGATAGTTCATGAAATTTTTTACTCTAACAGATTGATCTTCTTTCTGTCTACTCGGTGCACCCATGGTCTGAGTATGCACTGGTCCATTTGCTGGAAGTAATTCTTTGTAAGCTTGCGCTTGAAACTGTGTAACAGCTTCTCCTAAAACAGGGTGTGTTACACCACTTGCGTTTTGAAATGGTTGTGTTCTGTTTTCATATTTAAATCCTAAAAGATCTAGACCCTTTGTATAACTTTGTTCCCAGTCTCTTCTAGATGTTTTGTAATTTTCGTAATTCTCATAAATCTCAGATCCAAGTCTGCCAAGTATTTCTTCTGGTAATAGGTCTGCTAAATTATCAAAATGGCTTTCGCTGTTAGGTTGATTGATTGCTTCAGGGTCAAAATTAATTTCAACAGAGCCATCTTCTTGCTCCTCAATTTTTACATCTTCTGGACCAACTTGCTCTTGGATATTTTGTTCTGTCGCTACCTGAAGTTCTTCTTCACTAGGCGTTTTTATTGTTTGCTCTACGTTTGGAAGAGCTTTGTCTATTTCTGCCATTTATTTTCTCCGAGTTCCGAACCACTATAGTCGGTTTATATGGAACATTCAACCCTTGTGGGTCTGGTCCTCTAAGTGGTGGTATTGTTCTAGTTAATCGTTTTATCATCTTCTAAATTTATCAGCGTTCAATGTTTTACTAAATGTTATAAAAGGTGATGGATCACTCATAAAACCTTCTTTTGTTATACCCACACCATAATCAACCCTGCCTCCGAATAAAGGAGTTGAACCACCGAAAGTTAATTCAGGGTCAATATCTATTTCATCAGGATTAATAAAATCACTAAAGTTTTGTCTAAGATTCAATAAGCCATATTGAGTGGGTAAACCAAGGTCCACAAATTTTGGAACATTAACTCCTAATACATCTTCCGTTCCAAGGTTTATTGTAATAGGAATAGTACCATCTTTTGGTGGTGGCGGAATATTCGTGGGTTTATCATCACCTCCTCCTGTAAAAGGATTATCGTCTCTAACATTTCCTCCTACGTCCGTGCCTGGTGAAATGTTTTCGCCACCCGCTACTGCACCTTTGAAAAATCCGACTCGGCCGCCGTCCTTAAGTCCCATAATTCCTTCTGACTCCGTTTCTACATTTAAATTTCTATCTTTGTAATCAGAATATTTTTTAGCTAGCTCTGGTCCAACAAGATATGCAATACCAAGCTCCTCTCCTTCTAGCCCTTCGTCTTTTGCTTTTGCAACATCAGATACCCCAAGTGCAACACCTAACGCTCCTACAAATGGAACGAATGGTGCAACAGCTCTAAGTGTGCCTTTTGCAAGACCTTTTAGTATTGTACCTTTTGGAATATCAAAATCTTTTATTGTTTGTTTTACGGGTGCTTCTACGGGAACTTTTTTAAGTTCATCACGAACATAAGTTTTAGACGGATAAGTTGTTGGATCTAAGTTATCATAATTTTTTATTCTAGAAGAGAATGCTTTGAAGTCTTCTGTTAGCAAAGCTTTTTCTGGTCTGTCTATTTTAGATAAAGGTTTTACATCTGTTGTTAATTTTAATGATTCAATATCTATTTTTTTCTTACCAGATTTAATTAACTCTTCTGCCTCTAATTTTGTAATTTTAGATAGATCTTTATCTGATGCGACTAGAGCTTTTGTTGAATCAAATCCAATGTCTTTTATTTTTTTAAAATTACCTTTGTTATCAACTTCCAATAATTCAAAGTTTACCACACCAGATGCTTCACCTTTTAATTGTCCACGTAAACCTCTTGCTATTGAATTGTATTTTTCTGCTGCAGCTCTTTTTGTTGCAACATCTGCATTTTTATTATTTAAAGTTGCTAGTGCAATTTTAAGAGCATTGTTACGAAGTCTTTCCACTTTTTCAACCGTATCAGATATGTTTACAGCAGAAGGTATTAAAGCAAATTTATTTAAAGTTTGTGTGGTAAATTTTGGTTGACCATGTTGAATAACAATATCTTTAGATAAAGACCCAGGGAATTTTTCTGTTTTATATTTTTGTAAAGCTTTATAAACTCCATACGGATCTTTCTTTTTATAGTTTGCTTCTTTAAATCTTTTTATTCTTCTTTTTTCTTCTGATGTTTGAAAAGGTAAAATATTTTTGTTATAGTTATTGCTGTCAACAACTTGACTAACATTAATTTTTATCTTCTCTAAATTTTCTTTTGTTGCGGGAACGGATATATTATTTAAATTTAATTTTTTATCAAAGGTAACTCTAAAAGATTTACTGCCAGCCGGACTTGTTTCTACAGAAAGAGATATACCTTTTACTTTTAAATCTTTTAATTCTTTTACTAATTTAGGGTTAACTTTTGTTATACCAGTAGCTTTCTTACCACCAAGTTTTGCTGCTTCTAATTTAGTTAAAGGTTTTGCATAATCTACTCCCTCAACTAAATAAGATTTAATTGTTTTAGCAGCACGACCTGTAGCTTTAAATATTTCGTTCTGTGTTGGGATTCTTCCGTTTTCTAATTTAAAATTTTCTACGAAAAGTTTTAGCTCGTCTTGGATGGGCATCTAGGCCTCCAGTAATTCTGATATTCCGCCGCCTGCTAGGGATATTACTTTTTTCTCTTTGATTTCTTCTACTTCTTCTTCTCCACCTTTTGCCATGCCAGACATAGCTTCTCTTCTAAATTCCTCAAAAGTCATTGGTTGTAAACCTTGCTCTAACATGTCAAAAATATATTTTTCATACTCTTCAACTAAAATAGGATCTCTATCGTCAGAACCAGCTTGTATCATTGGGCCTTCTGACAACATTATTTTAGCATCGTCAGTTTGCATAATTCCTGATTCTTGATTATCAGGCATTGGGTCTGCAATTTTAATATTATTTTTTCTAATATAGTCTGTAAGAGTATCACCTGGTTCTACACCTACGCCTCTTTCAAATGCATCGATTACGTCTTCGTATTTTTCAAATTCCATACTAATAATACTCCAGTTGTCTTGGTTCTCTCGGCTCTTCTTTTTCATCTTCTGGATGAGGTAGAAGTCCGCCCTGCCGTATTCTCATCAATGCCTGTGTTGTGCTATCAACGTAGTCATCGTGATCACCATGCGGGAACGCTGCACATTCTTCAACTACTTCTTGTGCAAAGTGCTCATGCATAGGAGCATATACCTTACCGCTTTCGAAAAGCGGAGATATTGAGTTTACTCTCGCTTGTTTATCATTTCCACGGCTAGGTGTAAAGTTAATTACTGGGATTCCCATTCTTCTCAATTCTGACGTTAATGGTATTCCTGATGCCTTGGCCTCGATTAAAACCATATCAGGACGCCAGTATAGATACTCTTCATGAGCCACGCGACGTAGTTCAGGGAACTCGTACCTATCTTTAAATGCATTGAGTAAGATAATATTATAACCTTTGTCTTCATCTTCAAAGACTCCCCATGTCGTTATCGCACTAAAGTCGGCTGATTCTTTTTTTAAAAATGCCGTATCATAACTCTGCACAATATAATCGACTCGAGGTGGGTTGTGTCCTTCCCAGTTTTGCCACCACTCTCGTTTTAATATTGCGCCTTCTTCAGCTGTTGGCTGTTGCATATACTGAGCGTTCCAGTTTGAAACTGGAATAGATGCTTTAGTTTTTTCTAATTCTTCAGCTGTCCAGTATTCTGGCCACACTGGTTTACCTGATGGTAATAGCGCTGGTAGTTCTACAACTTCCCATTGATCAGAATCATCTTCTCCCTGAGCCCTGATTAATTGTCCAGTTAGATCCTTGGTATTCCATCTTGTCATTACAACCACAATACGTCCGCCTGGTTGTAAACGTTGACGTGGACCTGATGTATACCAGTTCCAAGCTTTTTCGAAAGACTTACTATCTTTTCTAATATCTTGTTCTTTGTGTGGATCATCAATGATCAGGAGATCGGCACCACGGCCCGTGATTGCTCCACCAACACCAGCTGCAAAATATTCTCCTCCCTGTTCCGTTTTCCATTTACCAGCAGCCTGAGAGTCCTCTTGCAGTCTTGTAGAAAAAAGTTCCCGGTACCGGGGCTCATCGACCAGGTTTTTTGTTTTACGACCAAAGTCTATTGCAAGATCTGCAGTGTGGGTCGCTTGAATAATTTTTAGTTTGGGATTACGGCCAATCATCCATGCCGGGAGTAAGTATGAGGCAAACTCCGATTTTGTATGTCTTGGCGGCATGTTGATGATTAGGCGCTTAATCTTGCCAGAGGCAAGTTCGTTAAATTTTTTATTAATAATTTTATGATGTGATCCTTCAATAAACTCAGGCCAAGCATAGTTCACAAAACTCAAAAAGTTATTTTCGATTTTTGGTTTGGCTTTTGCTAGTTCTAGACTTCTTTCCAATTCTAAAAGTCTTTCGCTTTCTTCCTTGGTCAATCCGTCAAAATTTTTTGAAAAATTTTTTTCGTTAGACATATATAAACTTGTTTTCAAAACCTTTACCATAACTGTCTGTATTCTACAATATATACGTACTCTGGGACCCCTTCTGTGTCAAAGGGGGGTTGACCTTTTATAAACAAAACAAAAACGTCGTTTGGTCTGGTACCTCTATTGGGGTGGGCCCGCCCGGTCACATGCCCCCCAGGGGGTGGGCCCGCCCACACACATGCCCCCCAGGAGCTATGCAGTTTTTGCATAGGATATTGTAGGATTATTATAGATATAAAAAAACCGTGGCCCAGATTACTGGGCCACGGTTAAGGACACACTATGGAAAGTGTTCTATTTATTGAGAGTCGTAACCCTCAAATTTAAACTTTAATTGTTTTGAGTCCTTTATTTCATCAGTTAATATTAATGGCTCTTCCATATTAACTATTGAAAATAAAACAGACTTATTCTTATTAATTATTCTGTGAGCGTCTAACAATTCGTTAGCGCCTTCCAAATAATCTGAAGTCCCTGCGATTGTATAATCATCATTAAAATGATCATACTTTTGATGTTTAATTATTAAGTACATATTATATCCTTTCATTATGGTTAGGTAGTCCAGTTAAGACAGCCATTACACCTGCAAAGCTGACTAACAGTCCTGGTATTGTATATTCACTATGCATTGCCAATATTAATCCTAACATTGCCAACACAAATCCTATTAAAACTTTTAATAGTGATAGCCACATATATAACATATTATCCTGCCTTCCTTTCCTGGTTTGCGCTCATCTTAACTGGTCTTTTTGCACATCTATAATTTTTTCTGAACGTGTCAAAATATATAACGTGCTTTTCTGTGAAGGTGCATTTACTATCCCACTTAAATGGTCTGTGTATAAACTTACCATATTTATCTGCTTTGTATGAGATAAGCCCTGTTGTACCTTCTTTTATTTTTATTGTTTTCATATTATATCCTTTCTTTTATATCTGGGATATTACAGGATATCCCAGATATTGTCAACAACTAAATTAATTAATTGTTTCATCTATTGGTGGTAAAGCTTTTACTTCTCTATTCCAGCTTAAACCGTCTTTTTGTAGGTTGTTATGGAGTTTAGTTTTTAAACTGTCCGGGCTTCCTGCTTCCATGATTTCTTTATATGAAGCCCTTTTATTTTCCTCCAATGTTGCAAGCACTTTGCCCTCGGGTGTTTGTTTAATTTTTGCCCGTGCAAAGTCCCCGGCCCAGTCTCTTATTTGTTCCCAGCAATCGTCCGGAGTTATACGGCTTGAACCATAACCAAATAAATCAAAATCCTTTTCTTTGAATTTATAATTTATATCCTTTTTAGCTTGTTTGGTTTTATTAAAAAACCTTGCCGCTTTACTCATTTTAGTTTTAACATTATTAATAGCTTCCTGCAGCTCTTCAATAATTGGTGTTGCGCCAATATCATCTGCCAGATTTTTTTCTGCTATCTCTATTGCTTCTGCTTCTATTGATTTTAATTTCAATTCCGCAGCGTTAATCAACGGGTCATAGTTCCGGTTTAACTCGGATACAAAGTGGTCCCGTTGCCATTTTTGCATTGTGCTTTTTGCCATGTTTTATCCTTTCTGTTAATTATTTTTATAAACTACTTGACAATCATTGTCAATAGGATTATATGGGATATATTAATTAATTTACTTGTTTAGATAATTAATTAATTTGAGCGGCGGCTGACTGCTTTAAGGTGTGCACACTATCAGCCATGGTCCAGGTTAATTTAGAATTAAAGCTATAGGCCTGGACCTGATCCCTGGTCCTGTGTCGAATTAAATTCAGCTAGCAGGACCTGGGATCAGTGAGAGATATAGGTATTCTAGATAATAACCAACTAGCTCACTGGTCCGGGCCTCAGGGGACAGGCTAAAGTCCTCAAGCTATTTTTTTTGGGTGGGCCCGCCCACGCACAAGCCCCCCACAGTTTAGAATGATTCTAAACTAACAAGCTTGACAAGTCCGCAGGCCTGGGATATTGTAGGACATAGAAAGGATTAAAAAATTATGGATATAAAAACAGCAAAAGAAATTACAGGCAGCCTGAGCAAGCCTTCAAAAATGCCTGGATGGTCTTACGGGTTACCAGCTAAAGAATGCAAGACCGGCGGCAAGCTGCAAAATGTTAAGGGCTCGACTTGTTATGATTGTTATGCTTTAAAAGGTTGCTATGTTTTTAAAGTTGTACAAAATGCACAATACTACAGACTAAAAGCAATTAAAGATCGGAGATGGGTTCAGGCCATGGCATTACAAATAAATAATAAAAGATCTAAAGAATTTAGGTGGCACGACTCGGGAGATATCCAGGACCTGAAACACTTAGCAAAAATTTTCAAAGTTTGTAAACTGACGCCGTCGGTTGATCACTGGCTGCCAACCCGTGAAGCCTGGGTAAAAAAATTTATACCGGCTGCGCCTGATAATTTAAATATAAGATTTTCAATGCCAATGATTGACCAGGAAGCGGCGGGCGGCTGGCCTAATACTTCAACCGTGGTCACTGATAAAACTAAGGCTAATTGTCCAGCACCTAACCAGGGCAACGAGTGCAAGAGCTGCAGAGCGTGTTGGGATAAGTCAATCAAAAATATTGCTTATTTAGCTCACTGATGTTTAAACACCCGAAACACTACAAGGAGCTGGCAAAGATTCGAAAGCAATTCGAAAAGGAACAAGCGGACAAGGCCGCAAGCAACAAGCCTACAAGCGCTCAAGCGCAAGCTGGCAAGCGTCCCAGCCACAAGCCAAAGGGCTCAGGCGCAAACCTTCCCTCACAAGAGAAATAATTTCTGATCCAGGGTACAAGCGTACCTTCCCCTTATCCAGGGTACAGGCCACAAGGATAAATGTATTCTGTGGATGTTTCACATGGAAGGCTATTTGGTGGGGTGAAAAACGTATTTTGTAGGCAGATGTATACTTCAGTTCTACTGTAAAAAAGGTCCCACTAGGAGCATAAGCCAATAGGTCAGGAGTACCAAGTAAGCTACGGTTTTCAAGCCTATTCCACGAAATTTTTGTAATTGTTTTTTTAAGATCACTATATAATTTAGCCTCTGGTTTCAAGTCGCCTACCTTGAGCTAAATTAAAGTTTGCCAATTATCTTTGGCATCTTCCAAGTACCGCCAAGTTTCTCGCCTTTTAAGTTTAAAATATGCGTGTCTCTATCACCAATCATTCTACTTTCCAAGAGTTGAATGACACTAAGATCAAGTTTTTCACCGTTAGGCATTTCAATTTGGACTCTTGCATTTTGTGCTGCAGGAGATACCAGGAATTTATCTAAGTATTGACGTAATTCTTTCGCTTTCATTAAGTATTGATATATATCCCAGATATCTATATATTGCAAGGATGACTCAAGAGGTAGTTAAAAAAGAAGCTAACTTTCCAACAGATTTAACAGAACAACAAAGAAGGTTCTGTGAGTATTTAATCTTTAATGAAGGTAGAACAACACATCAGGATGCTGCGGTTCAAGCAGGTTATAACGTCAAGTATGCTAGACAAGAAGCATACCGACTAATGCAAAATCCTAAGATACAAAGTTACTTAGCTAAAAGATCTGCTGAGGTGAATAGATCTTTTGCTGTCACCAAACATAACTATGTAAGAAGGCAGCAGATACTATCTCAAAAGTTAGTAGAAGAAGGAAAGACAGAAAAAGCCGTTGGTTTTGAAAACTTAATAGGTAAAGCGACGGGACAGTTTGTAGATATACATTTACATGGGAAGATAAGTGATATGACAAACGAAGAGAAATTAGAAGAAATCAAAAGAATAAAACAAATACAGAACGAGCGAGTCAAAGCTCTAGCAAACTCTAAAGAGTAATCTTCTCCAATTTAACAATACAACCAGCAGGAAAAACATTACGGTCTGAAAATGAAACGTCTTTATCCTCATATGAAGCAAAGGTCCAAACAAATTTGGAAGTTCGTTTGTAAATGTATGCATGCGTTATCATTTTGCTGCATTCGAATTTATCAAATTCTTCGATTGATGCATGGCCTGCATCCCCAGTTATGTCGATCCACTCTAAACGATAAAAATAATACTTCTTCGAACCGATCACGACGTGTTTAAATTTTGATTTCTTATTTCGTTTAGGCATAGGTCTGTATACCCCAGATTTTATAAATTATAAATTTACAATTGTTAATCATATGCGCGCGACCCATAAATCGTTGGTATTACTAGCTTTTTAATACATTTGTACCAATTGTACCAAATTGTACCAGAGGGTCTAGGTACAAAAATGAACGAATAACAATTGGTATTACTACGTTTTTTCATTTGTACCAATTGTACCTAGGTATTTTAAAAAATAAAAAAATTTTTTTATTTTTATAGAAAAAAGTGTATACAATTGCCTTATGGTTAAATTATCCTTGAATCTATTATACTTTTTAATCATTTTTTGTACCTTGGTCGTTTGGATCCTTGGTACAATTTGCATAATACTGGTCGACCTTCTTAAGGAAGGTGTGCATATAACCTTGAAATTCTTTATCAAACACTTCAAACTTCTGAAAGTAGCCATCTTTAGAACACATTAGAATGATTCCAGACTGTATGTTTGTGCCGTACACATGATTGTGTGCCATTGCATAAGCTGCTAGCTGAGTAAAATAATCTCCGATCCATTCTCTTTGTTTCGGCTTGTTAGTTTGTTTGAAGTCTATTATACTTTCGCGCCCGTTATAAATTCCTACGGCATCCGTGGCCCCTGCATACAATCCAGGATAGAACAGTGTCACCTCTGTACCCCACACCTCTTCCAGGTCCCCGAGCCCTGATCGGATAACAATATCAGCCATTTTTCCTGCTTCCTGGCCCAAGGCCGTCAGATCCAGGTGTTTTTGATCGGTCAAATACCCCTCAAGATACGTATGCATACTAGTCCCACGCATTGCACTTATATTCTTTATTCTCTCAGCCGTCTGCGCACCGACTCTAGCTCTCCAATTATCCAGGCTTTTACGCTTCTCTTCCGACTGAGTTTGTGATAGGATCGTTGTTACAGATGGTAACTTTTCGTTATCTATATCGTAGTGTCTTCGACCCATGACTATCGAACGACTCGATCGTGGGTAAATAAATCTTTTATTCCAAATCATCTTTATCTTTCGTTACTTCATTTATTATATACCAAGCAATAATCGCACCAACAATCGTACAACCCATACCAAATAAAAACATACCTAGGCCATGATAAAAAGTCATTTCTTTTTATCCTTCTTCGGCTCCTGTCTTTTTCGATCCAATATCTTTTCGACTAAACTGTCGAACAAAGGATTACCAAGAATGGCCCTTATATTATCCTGCTTTAACTTTGGCAGGTTCAATAGCTTTTGTTTCTTTTTCATTATTCTTTAATTGGTTTAAATCAATAGAACTTGCTATGTTTCCTGACACAGATACTCTGGTTACATCAGAATAGAACGGCGCCACATAGTGCTTCAACCATGCTGGAAAGATAAACATATCTCTCGCTTTAGGAAAGATAGATTGATAGGTTATGGCCTGTCTATTACCTTCACCATACAAAAAAGCTAGACTCCCAGGACCACCAGACTGACCTTCATACTTCTCGTTTTCTTTTTTAATCTCTTCAGGTACATCTAAAAATATTACAAAAGACAGCTGGTCTGCATGATCGTGCGGAGGATTGTATTCGTGCTTCTTCATAAAGTTTACCCACATCGAAGTTAATACATACTCAGGTTTTTTCTCATACGGTGTGTTCTTCCATTTCTGGAATGCTTGATCGTATACACCTAAGATCTGTGATATCTCAGGTAAAAACATTTCTTTGTTTTGATAAGAGTATTCTTCTTTTATTACACCAGCTAGTTTATCTCTATAACTTAAAGATTCTTTTCTGCTGCTTTGTGCTTCGTCTAAAAGTTTCTTTTGAAACTCCTCTGATATCTTAATTTGTAATACGCATGGCCCCCAGGTCAGGACTCCATATTGTACTGTTGGTGCTTCTTTGTCTGCTTTCATTCTAAACTCATTGCCTCCTTGTACTGCTCTAGACTCACCACCTTGCCATTAAATGTTTTACCATCTTTCTGTGTGTAATGATCTATTATTTGTTGTAATTTATTTGTTTTAACCCTTGAATGTTCATACAATGCTAGAGCTACAAAGTATGCATCTCTGTGGCTGCACCTCCAACGCCATTGTTTCTTGCGCCCTGGTTTTACTTTCCTAGGTCCAACGGCCCCGACTCCTAATACATCGTGCACCCATCTGACTACGTGCTCATCCGTCATAGCTATTTCCATCCGGATAACTAAAACATTATGTACAGGTTTACCTTTACGATTGTGTCTGATTTGTTTTGTTTGTTTAAAATATACAGATCCTTCGCCGTCGAATAAACCTGCAATGTATCCTAACATTGCATCGTTCATAAAACCTTGCCTTCGTTCCGTACTATTCTAAGATTAGTGTTTTCTTCAAATAATCTATCACACTCTTCCTCAAAACTTTTACATTTAGTTACAGATTCTTTTAATTTCTTTTTTAAAAATTCATTTTGATTTGTAAGATACTCTATTCTTTCTTCTAAATCGTTTGGTCCTCTAGTGTTCACTAAGCTCTCCTTGTGATTTGCATGTTTCGCATTGTGCATGTTGTTCTTCTTTCGCTTGTTCGTATGGTACTCTAATAAATCCGTTGCCCCCACAGTCAGGACAAATAACTTTTTTATTTTCCACTGGTTTTGATTCTTCCATTTAACTTACTCACTTTCTCTTTTACTAAAATATTTATAGTCTGTGATCTACTTAACGTAGTATTGGGCACTAAAATTTTTCGTAGTTTATCTATGTCGCCGTAAGTGTCATGAGACAAAGAAACATTTTTATATTTTGTTATATCAGTCATCTTCTGTTATACTCCTTTCTAATATTAATTTTCATATGGGATTTATCTCATACAATACAATAGGTGTCAATGAATTTTATTTTAACTTTTATATTTTGTTCGGGCATGGCCAACTCTTGTTTGCCTCCGGTGCAACACACTGCTTCATATCCTGATTTATATACTTGTTTAAATGCAGGGTATAAAGAATCCATAGTTCAGTTAGAAAAAATTGGTGCTAATGATGTAAATCAAAAGAAAATTTTTATTAAATTTTTCTGCACACCATCACAAGAAACCTAGTCTCTTTGCATACAACCAAAAAAGTCTCCACTGCCATCATTCATGACATGTGCATTGATAGGATAATCATGATACGTTGTTAACTTTAATCTTATGATGTCGCAAAGGTCGAAAAAATTTAGCTGGCTGAATAACATCATGTCTGCCAACATTTGTTTTGTCACTGGCACGAGACTGTACACCCCATCGTTGTATATTATAAGATCCACCTACATACTCCTTTATTAATTTATACCAAAGATCTTTATACTTAGGATCCTTAGTGCGGTTCCAATCGTTTGCAGCTTTGTCAATCTTTTCCTGCAACGCCTGTCCTCGTTCCAAACAATATAATCTTACGCAAACCTGGAGCTGATATCTCTACGTTTACACCGTAGGGCTTCCAGGCTTTCTTCATAAGATTTAACTCTAATAAAAAATTAGAGTATTGTTTTTGGCTTATGCCTTTTGGTTTTATTGTTATTACTTTTTCTTTCATCGTAGTATAGTGCTCGAACTAGATGTAGTAACATTAGGTGTTGCTGCACCATTTCCCATGTTATCTTTAACATATGAGCTGTTATAAACCGGTGGCACAAATGTTGCCTTGTGTTCTGCATAATTAATAACTTTATTTTGTAGATCCACAACTTGTTTTAGATATTGCAATTCAAGGTGATCTTTGTCTTGTTTTAAATTTTCTACCTCTTCTGCATTCTCATTACGCTCTTCTTTGTATTGGTCTTTTCTTTCCTGTAGCTCACTAATGTATGTTTGTTGGCCTTCGTTATCTTCTTGAAGACTTTGTATTGTTAGTTCAAGATCTCTTATTTTCTTATCTTTCCTCTTGTTTTGTTTTTCTAGGAAAGTTCTGTAGTTAGCTTTTTTTGTTATAGTCATGTTTTACCTTTCTGTTGTACTTTCTATATAGGATATTACGAGATATTTGTCAACCCCTAACGTCCCTGGCCCCGATATTTTTTATACATACGTCGCTTACTTTTGTTCATTTTACACAAGCTAGGGTTGCGTCCAATCGAAGTTTTGTGAAAAATAGGTTCGTGCTCTATTTTTGCATACAAACCTTTTGCTTTTTTGGCCATTATTCCTCTTCAGCTATAAAATATTCTTTCATTTTAGACTCTAATGTTTTGGGACTAAGTGTTGGTATGTAACTTATTTTACCGTTAACAAATTGTTCTAAATCTGCACCACAATTCATGCATCTATAAAAAGTTTTAGTAACACCTACTAACATTGTAAATTCTTCACAGGTTGGACAAACACCATTAATTATTTCTGTATGAATTTTTACCATTAGTTTAGTATTAATGAAGTAATTTTTTTATCTCCCATGTAAACTTCTACATTTGCTTTAGACTGTATGCATTTAAATACAACTCTGCCACCAGGATCTCTGTCATTCATAGCGTAACGTCTGGCTTTCATACAAGAACTTAGATTCTCGTGATAACGATGCTCTATAATTTTATGATCTTGTATTAATAAGAGTGCAAAAACTAATTCAATCATTAATGTCCACTCCCATTTCTAATTAACTTCTCTACATCTTCTGTAAGTTTCTTTGTTCTTTCTTGTAAAAATTCTATGTTAACTGCATTGTCTCTCATGCTCTTTACTTCTTCCTCTACTTCTTCTAATAATCCTGCGATATGCTCCACCAACATGAAAAGCTCCGCTTCCCCACTTGACTGACCAAGTTCTCCACGTGGGTATTTAATTCTAAACTCTGTATTATGTTCTAAATCTTTTTGAAATAATTCTAATTGAGTGCTGTGCTTGTTGAGTTGCTCATTAATACCAAAATAAGCCCAGGTGCCGATTGCGACGAGCGCGATCAAACTAGCAACCGTCTTCATAGGCATCTGCACTTTAGCCTCGTCCGATATAGTGAGTGGTTTTTTATTCATTCGGTCCTATAAACTTGTCGCCCATAAGTTTTGTATTAGGATTTTCTTTCTTATAATTATCTTTCAGATCATCCCAATGACTGTTGTCAGGCTTCTTGTTTTCAGGAATTATTATACCAGAACATTTTGAAACTAGCAATGCGAAGTTAGGGTTACGTTGAATAGTGGGGTTATTATTGACTTTTCCACACATTTTCATCAATTCTAATTGCTGTTTTAATTGTGCATTTTCTGTTTGTACTTCTCTAAATTCTTTTGTGCAGGCTGAACCTAAATATTTTCTCCAGGTAAGTCTTATCGATTGATCATCAGAAGGGCTGCTATAATTATTGTCAGGATTATAGTGTCGATACTTAGACTCCGAGTCTCTTTGTTCGACTGATATGTCAAAAGAGCCAGTGCTACAAGTATTAGTACCGTCATTGAGATACTCATTTCTAGGATATGCTGGCGTTGCACAAAAAGCCAGAGCTGTTAACATTAAGATAAGAAGTCCTGTAAAATAATAATTCATCCTGGCTATCTCCATAATACATTACCTACTTAAATCCTTAATATCATAACTGTTTTCTCTAACTTGGTCTGCTAATTGTCTGTATAAATTTTCTGCCATCTGCCACGTTGCTTCGGCTGAAGACAATCTTGTATTTATTTCTGCAATATTTTTTTGAGCTTGTTTAAGATCTCTTTCAAGATTTATTATTTGTTGCTCTGATGTATTAATACTATCTGTAAGATTAACAACATAACGAACACCTGTAAATGTCCCCACCACGAGTGAAGCCACAACTGGCACCATTACTATGTTTTTCTTTAACAGATCTACCAGGTTCATTACTGCGCTCTTGGTGTAAATAATAATTTTATTTTATTCCAAATATTCTTTGCAGTTTGAACACACCTGTCCCTAATTTTTTGTATTTTACTTCTTTTCATATTGCTTAAATTAAAGGATTATTACACCTAATATGAAACCCGCTACAAAACATATAATCTCTGTTCTATAGTGTAGTTGCCATACCATAAATTTATCTTTGTATTTACTTATCATCTTCGTCCTCCAAGTTTTTCAGCTTATAGTCATAACTCCCTGCTTCGTGTTCGTCTGTAATCCATTTAGCTGAATTTTCTACGGAGTATATCTTACTTGTTACAAGTCTATTAATCAAGTTTTTGTTTGGGTCAACACCCATCGATGCATCAAACATTTTAAGTCTATTATTTGGCTGTATTGCAAAGTTACCATCCTCTAATTCAAGAACATGGCCACATTTGTGTTGGTCTGGTTTCTCTGCATAACCAAAATTTAATTCATTAAAGTCTCCTGCGCACCAATCTATTGTAAATAAATATTTACCTTTACGTTTTACTTTACGTCTTGACGTGTATTGCATTGTAGCGCCAGCTAATTCATAAAAAGTTGTGACACTTACATTGTAACTAAAGCTATCCCACATAACTACTTCATCAAGAGGCAGCTCTTTTACTCCAGGTTTAGTACAGAATGCAGTTATAGGTGCTCTCCACCATAGGCCGCCATCCTCCATTAAGAAATGAAATAGTGGTACTCTGTTTGGTATTGAACTAAAACCAAATACTCCTACTTCAAAATATTTATCGTGAGAATCTTTTTGATCTCTTAGGTAATTACCTCTTACCCAACATTCTATTACAGGTATGTTTGCATTTAAATAAGCCATCAGTCATTTATCTCCCCCCAATTGTCTCCTGATTCATAGTCGACTTTATTTGGGACTTCTAGATTAACAGCCTGCTCCATAATATCAATGACCTTTTTAGCCTGTGCGTCATCTTCAATAGACAAATCTAATTCATCATGTATTTGTATGTGAGGTATAATTCCTTCTTTATATAATTCTAACATTGCTTTCTTTGTCATGTCTGCTGCACTACCTTGTATTAATTTATTTAATGCTTTGTAAGTGTATGCTCTTTTAATCCCTGGTCCATGTTCCCTGAGTGCATCTTCGTGAGACATGGCTTTATGCATACCGAAACTATTAGGTTCCCAAAGATGAAACCTACACAATCTACCAAGTAGAGTTCTTATCTGACCTCTATCTTGTGCTCTGTTAGATGCTTTTTCCATTAACTGTTTTACAAACGGAACTTTAGCATGATACTGATTAAATAAATCAGCAGCCTTTTCTTTAGTTACACCAAGTTCTGCTTGTAGTTTTGCTTTACCCATACCATAAAACAAACCAAGGTTAATTGTTTTAGCTTGTGATCTAGGTATCTGAGCCATGTCCGCTACAGTCTGGTGAAAGTCTGCATCAGGATTATTGTTATAAGATTCTATTACATCGTATACAGAAGGTAATTTATACAAAGATGCATAATGCACTACCAACCTAGGTTCTTGTTGAGAATAGTCAAATACACCCCATCTATGGCCCTCCTCGGGTATAAATAACGACCTTATCTTAGGTCCAAGGTCTTTATTTCTTGCAGGTATTTGTTGTAGGTTTGGGTTCTGGTAGGAAAACCTACCAGTAACCGTGCCCCCGGTTTGTGATCTAAGCTGATTTATTTCAGCATGTATTCTACCTTTGTGTTCATGTCGTAAAATAGAATCTATAAAAGTTGTGTGAGCTTTATTTATTTCTCTTGCCTGCGCAATCATATTTACAACAGGATGTTTATGTTCTTGTAAAAAATTTTTTGTAAAACTTGGTGCTTGTGTTTTATCTGTACGTGGATATTCTAATCTTAACATATCAAAAACATTTGCAATAGATCTTGCAGCCCAAATTTGTGTGTCAATGTTTGTTTCTTTTTTTATTTTTTGAAGTAGTTCTTGTTCAGCTGTCTTCATTTCTTTTTTCATTTGATGTGCACGTTCTATATCTACACGCACACCTTTAAATCTCATGTCAACTAAGCAATGAAACAAATCAGATTCTAAATCAAATATATCTTCAAGGTCTTGACTTATAATTTCTTTTTTCATTTCTTGCCAAAGACCAAATGTAACCTCAGCATCACGTTCGGCATATGCGCCTGCATGCATTGCAGGAAGTTTATACATTTCTGATTTAGGATCTATGCCCCATTCAGATGCAGCTTCTGCCAACGCTGCTTCGTTCTTTCCGTAACCTAGGTAATGCCACGATAAACTATTGAGATCATAGCGAAATCTGTTCTCGTCAGTTACAGCTGCAGCTATCATTGTGCAGGCTATGTCACCATTTATTTTAAAACCCATGGCACGTAACCAACAAACATCATATATTGCGTTGTGAAAAACTTTTGTTGAGGGTGCTTCTAATATATCTTTTAACCAGGTTAATACTCTTACCTTATCCATGTTCCCACCACCTTCATGTGCGATAGGAAAGTAACCTTTAAAATGTTTTGTTGCAACAGCGATACCAATTACTTCACCATTACCGATCACAGAACCAGATCCTTTTTTAATTAAGTCTGGATCTTTTGTCTCCAGGTCAATTGCAATCTCATCTACTTGACGTAGGTCTGGAAACTCTGTGGGTTTAACCCACTCAGTCTGTGCTTCAAACTTAGGAATTTTCACTGTAGTCCCTCTCCAGTATCATTTCCATAAAATGTATAGCCTTCAATATATCTTCCTTTCCGTTTTTGTCTCGGTGACGGATAATATATTTTATAGCACAACCCTCGGGATATAACAACTCATTCTCCACTACAAACTTACTTGGTTGTATTTTGTACTTTTGGTAATGATTCCCGCCGTGCTGCTTGTCCCAAACTTTCGATGTCATAACCGTGTTCCTCCTTTTTTGCTGTTAACAGATATAAATTTTGTCTGGTCCTTGTAACACCAACATACCAAACTCTATTTTCTTCATCAGCTTTGTCTTGACTTTTTTCAACTGATTCTCTAATTGTTTTTGTATTGTCTAAAATAATTAAAACATTTTCTTCTTCTCCACCTTTTGCAGAATGTATTGTAGAAAGTTTTATCCTTGCACTATCATGTAAGTTTTCTTTGTTTCGTAACATTTCTCTGATGTATAAAGACTCTTCATAATTAATTAAAAATTTATCGTACCATCTTTCTGTCTTACTAAATCCAAACTCAGCTAAATCATAAAGCCGTTCGTCTGTTAACTCAATATCATCACCTGTTTGATCAAATATACCCCGCACTTCAGATATAGACAATAGGTCATTCTTATCTGCCCATCTTGTGTAGTTTAGAATGCTTCTAAACAAGGAACTACTAAAACTTTTTCTACCCTTGTATTCAAAATACAAATGCCTGTCTTTTAACACCGGTTTTAATCTATCTAATTTGTCATTGTATCTTGCTAGTATTAGCCATTTACCATACTCCAATGGTGCGTCTTCTATTGAAGTAATATAGTCTACACTTCCTTGCTCTTCTCTAGCTTTCCATTGTTTTTTAATTCTTCTTAGGTCAGGTATTCTGTCCAATATTTTATCAGCGATATACTGCACAGACTGCGGAACCCTAAAAGATTGTGGCAAGATAATGTCTTTTTTAGATTGAATATCTTGAAATTTTTTTACATCTGCTCCAGCCCAACCATAAATAGCTTGGTCATCATCACCTGCTAGAATAACATATTTACTGTTTTTTATTATTTCATTACACATTTTCCATTGTATTGGAGATAGATCCTGGGCTTCATCTATAAAAGCCACGTCTAATTTTGGACACAGTTCTGACACAATAAATTTTTCTATCATGTCTGTAAAATCTACCAGTTCAAAAGCTTTTTTGTAGCTAATTACTTCTTCTTGTAAGATAGGTAAGAGTCTTTTATCTAAATCATTTGAGTACATTGCTGTATTGTATTCTTCTTCAATAGATGTTTCTTTTATTCTGGCTGCATTTATTAAATTAAAATACTCACTATTAGAATCAACAAACCCTGTCTTTTCTTGTCCATCAGAATAAACAGTCACCTCAATTCCTAACTTTCTACCAATGTCTTCGTAGTGTTCGTCCTGCATGACTTGGGATTTAGAAAGACCTAATCTCGTAAAAGCTAGTGAGTGTAGGGTTCTAAAGTATTTTAAATCTTTTCTTCTGTATTGTGGATATTGTTCCATCATTCTGTCAATTGCTTCTTCAGCAGCCTTTCTTGTAAATGCAAAGTACCCTATTTTATCTATAGGTGTACCTAGTTTTAAAAATGTCTTAACATATTTTAGAAGTTTTGTTGTCTTGCCTGTGCCTGGAGGACCAAATAATTTTCTACTGATCACATTATATCCGTTTTATGTTTTATTGGAGAATGGTTTATTGGTATCTCTTCAAACGCTTTAATATTTATCTGTACTACGTTCTTAACAGACGCATTGTATTCTCCTTTTTTAGTTGTAGGAAATCTTTTTTGTTCTAAAAACTCTATGCCACATTCTCTGTATGTAGTCTCCATAATACGGCCTGTCTTTTCTTCTTTGTACTTCCAATCTTTAGCTTTTAATCTTTCAAAAAATTTATCAAATTTAAAAAATGCATAATCACCTTCCACCAATACCGACCCAGTTTTAAATGCTGCATCATTAGTAGCACGAGGTCCATTTATTTTTGCATGCAATACATCATGTAATTTTTCTTTTGGTGATGTTCCAATAGGTGGTTGAACTATTTTTTGCGTGGCATACAAAGCTTCTAATACAACCTGTTCCTCATCACCTTTTATTAGTGGAGGCGGAAAGCCTGCAGCTTTTGCAATTGCGTTTCTTCTTTTACGTTGATCATTTAAATGTTCTATTGATTTACAGTGTACTGTAGCTGTTCCGATACCATCTGGCTTTGTAACGTCAAACTCATACTCAGGTTCTTCAAAAATTTCTATCTTTCTTAAGTTAGTCAGGACAGGGTAGGCACCCTTTGATCCTGCCAGGACCCCAAACTTTTTCTTTACACAAATACCTTTCTTACAAAAATCACTTATTGGACTCTCATTGCAAGTATAACCTTTTTCAGATCTCTTCCAGGATTTTACTTTTGCATTTAGTTTTTTATCGTCCCATGCATTTGCATGTAACTCTTCAAAAAATTTTACCGGAGCATTTTTTACTTTTTGTTCCCAGCTATCTGGGTACTTCATTTTAACAAAGACATGGTAGTTATACATAAATCTATCCTTGCCATCAAAACCTTTTTGATTAGATACTTTTGATATGTCAGCTAAACAAGGTGGGCCATCTATTAAATCACCATCTACCCCTTGATATATTTTTTGATCTATCTCCTCTGTAATAACTTTTAAATCTTCTTTTGAAACAAGATTAGATTCAACAACTTTTAAAAATTGATCTAACTCAAACTTTGTGCCATCTAAATTTATAGCTTTTCTTTTATCTCCATAGTAAGGCAGATTAATAAACTGTCCTGGTTTTAAGTTCCCTGTCTCCTCATCCCTGGTGAGCTCTGTTTGCTTTGGAAATATTTCGCAATCAGGTTTTAATTTAAATAAAGGTAACAGATTACTTAAAAAAGATTTAACACTCTTAGCATCCGTAAAACTGTTCATGAAGATACATAAATGAAGCCCACCACTTTTAGATTCCACCGGTATCAGAGGTAGATCGTATTGTTGAATTATATCTATAAAAAATTTTTTATCAAAGTCATCATACTCTTTTGGATCAATATCAATTACGCCAAATTTAACTTCTTTGTTTTCATTACATGGTTGAATACCAATTGATAGCTCACCTTTTAAGTGTGAACTATATACTTGCTCTGTTAGCTTTTCAAAATTCCATCTATATACAGGTTTCTTTTTACCACTGTCGGGATCTGTATATGCTTCTGGATGTTCAAAGTCAGCTAGACCATAAGCCTGCCTATACCCATCAAAAAATTCTATATATCTTTTCTCCATAACTGTATCAGTGGGCCACCCAGTCTCCCGTTTGGCCCACCTGTGCACTCATTCTCTTAGAGAATTAGATAATGCTATCCTTCTTTGCTTCAGTCTCGCCATGTTTAGCTTTAACAGATCCTTTGGAAATGTTTTCACTAAATGATTTTGCTTGACCGTATAAGGATTGATCAGTTACTGGGCCAACTTTACTGACTTCCCAACCAAACCATGTGCCTTTATCGTTTGACATTTGCGTAGTCTTTAGTCTGTAAATGTGGCTGAAAGATGCTGGTGTGAATAACCCATTGGCACCCTTCATTTTTATTCCAGACATCATTGAGTTCCATTTTCTACTAATCTTTAATTGAGTAGACTTCATAGATATCAATGCTGTTGCTGGATTATCTCCCGTGATAATGACAAAGTGTGATGCAGTCTTATCAATATAGTTACCATTAGGTAGTCTATCTTTATAGTTTGCATCAGGTGTTGTCTTGGACATGATATCAGAAGAAGAATCATAGATGTTTACTGGTGCACCTAAACCCTCCCCTCTATCTTTCCATTCGATGTATTCCAATTTATAAAAACATGGAATGACATCAATACCTTTTACTCCGTCATACAGTTCACCAGATACTGAATTGAATATCATACCCGGCTCTGCACCTTCAACATACTTACCATCACGTTTGTTAACTTCCGGTGAAAGTTGTCCTAGGATTTTTAAAAAAGGTAGGGCTAGATCATCTTGACCTATTTTACCCAAACCTTTTGCTGCATCATCTTCAAACATATTTGTTGGAAGACCTGCAGACTTTTTCTCTGCTACTTGGTTCATGTTTATTTGCTCCTTGTTACTTTGGTTCTGTTTCCTGTGAACACATTAAAAAGATCAGAGGGCATCTCTTGTCCAGATTCCAGACGCTCTCTGACCAATGCTTTAAGTGTCATTGGTTCGACCTTCAATTTCTGGACAGGTTCGTACCCTTGACCTTGCGCAAGGACCGCATATTGCGATGCCTTGTTATCTTCGTTACGGCCAAAGGAAACTGTAACCTCATTTTTAATAAGATCACCCAGGCCGTTATCTCGAAGCCATTTAAATGCTGCTTCTTTATTTGCTGCTGTAATCGAAGCACCATAAACTGGTTTAACTTCAACTGAAGAACCGTCTGATAATTTTAATGTAGAGATATTCATCTCCTGCATCATGGTTGGTATTACCTCACCTGATACTAAATCAACATGACGTTTCAGTTCTTTTAATTCTTTTTCTTTTTCTTCAAGTTCATCCTCTAATTTTTTTAGTTTGATGACTTGATCCGATAATGATTTGGCATCGTTAACTGAATTCAAATCTTCTCGTTGGTCTTGTTCAAAGTTTATATTACTCATCTATTTCTCCTTTCTCATATAAATTAATTTTAATAGGATAGTATTGTCTTTCTTGTTTATCCCATTTCAATAGATTGTATTTACCGTTTGTAATATCAGATACAATAGAACATGCAACACCTATCAAAGCTGGATCACCAGTTAATAATAAATGATCTTCAGGTTTAAAATTTTTTAAAAGTTTTCTTAATTTAAAAATTAATGGACCTGGAGAAAAAATCATTTGTGAAAGTTCAGGTAATAAAAATTTTAAGTCGCCGTATTTTTGTGCGCCAACAATATTTATTTTAGGATTACCTGCTCTTGTTCCTGGAACTTCCTGTATAACGTAAACTATTCTTTCTGACATTGACAAACAATATAAATATGTTTATATAGATGTCAACTAGAAAGCAGAAAAAATATTATGAATTATAAGTTTAAGACCAAGCCATACGAGCATCAGCTTAAGGCATTGGAAATGTCGTGGGATAAACCCTACTTTGCATATTTTATGGAGATGGGTACCGGTAAATCAAAAGTATTAATAGATAATATATCTATGCTTTATGATAACGGCAAGATCAATGGTGTTCTAATTGTGGCACCAAAAGGTGTAGTAAAAAATTGGTACGAATCAGAGATACCAACACACTTAGTAGACCATATACAAAATAAAACAGTGTTGTGGCAGTCTGCAATTAATCAAAAACAAAAAAAGAAATTAGATACTTTGTTTGAAACAGGAGAAGACTTACATATTTTAATTATGAATGTAGAAGCTTTGTCTACTAAAAAGGGTGTAGACTTTGCAACTAAATTTTTATTTTCTCACAGAGCTTTAATGGCCATAGATGAATCTACAACTATAAAAAACCCTGAAGCAAAACGTACTAAAAACATATGTCAACTCGGGTTAGCTACTAAATACAACAGAATTCTTACAGGATCACCGGTAACTAAATCACCACTAGATCTGTATAAACAGTGTGATTTTTTAATGCCTGAATTGTTGGGTCACTCCTCTTATTATTCTTTTAGGACCAGGTACGCTGTTATGAGAACGGCTAACTTTGGTGGTAGATCTGTGCAGATTGTGGTGGGCTATAGAAATTTAGATGAGTTGTCAGAAAAATTAAAAGAATTTTCATACAGAGTTTTAAAAGATGATTGCCTAGATCTACCTAAAAAAACATTTATGAAACGAACCATATCATTAACACCAGATCAATTAAAAGCTTACAGTCAGATGAAAGAGCTAGCTTTAGCCAATGTAAAAGGCAAGATGTCTACAACTGCAACAGTTCTAACTCAACTTATGAGATTGCAGCAGATAACTTGTGGTAATTTTGTGGCTGATGATGGCACTATGGTTGACCTGGACACTAATAGGCTACCAGAACTTATGGATGTATTAGATGAAGTTGAAGGTAAGGTTGTTATATGGGCTCATTTTCAAAGAGACGTGCATAGAATTATAGAAGCCATACATAAAAAATTTGGTGAGAATACTTTTGTTGATTATTATGGGCTTACACCTCAAGAAGATAGACAAAAAAACATTAAGAAGTTCCAAGATCCCCGGTCCCCGGTTAGATTTTTTGTAGGCACGACTCAAACAGGTGGTTATGGTATCACGTTAACCGCTGCATCAACCATGATATATTATTCAAATGGTTATGACCTAGAAAAACGACAACAATCAGAAGCTAGAATAGATCGTATCGGACAAGAAAAACCCATGACTTATGTAGACATTATCTGTGAAGATACGGTAGATGACAGGATTGTAAAAGCTTTACGTAAAAAAGTAGATATTGCAACTCAAATTATGGGTGAAGAATTAAAAGACTGGATCTAGACTATGTCTTTTGCTTTACCAAGTATCGGTTTGTATTTGGTTTTACCCTCAGACTTATAAGCCCACAAATATGAAGCTCTAGGTTGGTTTGATATCCAGCTACAATGTATCCACCCGCTATTAGGTTCACCCGGAGTATAGAACTCGAGAATGAGCTGATCTGGCTGGAGGTTGGATTTAATCCAATCAAAAAGTTCAGCGTTGTCAACTCCAACACATTCGAAGTCTGCGGCCTCAGCTTTAGCATGCTGTGAATTTACAGAGCTACCTATCGCTGCACATAATTCTGGGCTACGGTATCCGCTGGTCACCTTTACCCTGCCAAAATGATCTCGTACTGGTTGTAAAATATTTTCACATAATGCTTTTAATTTATCTATTTGATCTGCATTAGGTTCATTGTCAATGCCCTTACGTATTGCTGTGTCTGATTTGGTTAATTCCTGAAGGGAGAAATTCCGTGAAAGCTGCATAATTTTATTTCATTACTAAAGCAAATATAACGTACGCCATGCCTGAGATTAATGCTCCGGTAGATACTAATAAAATACTTTCTACTCGATTGATTTGATGTTCGAGTTTATGTATTTTGTCATGTGTTTGCTTTTGCATTATTCTGCAAAGCTTCTCATGATCCTCTATTTTTTGTAATGCGTTTTTAGCCATTTGGAAATAGTGTAGCAAATCGTTGTGCGTTTGTCGAGTTAGTTTGTTGTACTTGTGAAGATAAAAGATTACCATCAATTGGTGCTGTAATAACGTTTCCTTGCATGTTTGCAGCGTCAGCTCCACCTGGTTTTGGTAGTAGTGGGTTTTCAAAAAATGGAAAATTACCTTCAGTTAATTTAATTCTAAACATTTGGTTTCTTATGTTAAACAAAACATTAGCTGCAGCTCTAAATGGATTTTCATAAGAAGGGTCTTTTATTCGTATTTTTCTAGTGTCGTCATCAAATTTTTTTATAACACCATCTGATACACCAAACGGAACAAATCTTTCACCCTCCAAATTAGCTAGATCACTTTTTGTTAAACGTGTTGTGCTATCATAAAATTCTCTTCCTTCTAACCCTAATAGTTTTGCTGCATCGATGTCAGCTTTCATTTCTTTTCTAACACCAAACAAAGCTCTGTTTGCATTTAAGTATGCATCGATAACTTCGTATGGCTTTATTCGACCGCCTTTCAATGTTACACTTGTAAATAATTTTCTAGAGTCACTAACACCATTATTGTAATCAAAAATTTTATATTGAATACTTTTAGCGGGATCTAACTCTACTGCTCTGAATCCAAATAATCCTGCAAACTCTGGACCAAATTCATAAGTTTGACCATATTCATCGAACCTGTCGTCCCCTCCAATAAGTTTTTTAACTCCAGGAAATTTAGTAACCACATCAACTTCTTTTATGGACCTATCTATTCTTGCTAATTGATTTAATGAAAATGGCATTTGTGCCTCTACTAAATGAGCCATAATTTTTGAAGCTTTAGTTCCAGGTAAATCTTCAGGGTTAAATACTTCAGATCCTGATCTTGTTCTACCACCTCTTGCAATAAGATCTAATACTGCTTCTGTCCAAATAGATTCACTAATAAATGGTTCACCTATTTCTCTCATACCAATAAATGAGCCTAATATAAAATCATCTATCATGCCGTTATTATCTTTTTCTCCAGCAGCTACTTGGTTAATTACAGATTGTATGGGTCTAATTAAGGTATCGTATGCATTGGCATGACTAAAATCTACGTATTTAAACTTACCAGTTTCCTTATCTTTTATAGGTATAATAGTAGAGTTTTTAGACCAATCAGCTACATATCTTCTAATAGCTTGTACTTCATCATCGGTTACGTCGTATAACGTTTTACCTAGTTCTACAGCACCTGCAGGAACAGCTGCAACAGTTGCACCAAAACCAAACAATCTTTGATACCCTATTCTTTGAAAAGGTTTAATGACTGTACCATCTGCTTTTGTAACTGTGCCGTTGATTTCACTCAAAGCTCTTCGAACAATATTTGTGCCAGTTCTTAATATCTCTGCAGGAAAAGATACAAAGTTTCCAATCGGTGCCTTTCTTAAACCTTGTATAAACTCTGATACATAATCATAGTTTGGTATATTATTTTTAACAATATCTGCTGCTTCTTCTTTTAAATATCTTTCAAAGTTTTTATTGTTTGGTCTAAATACTCTTTGTACGCCGTTTCTATCTGTAAATATTTCTCCTACTTTTAAATTTCTAGCAAGTGCTGCACCTATTCTATCTTTTTCAACAGCAAAAGAATATATTTTCCAAAAGTCATCCTCAGCTGTATATAAATCTTGTGACACAGATTTTAATTTTGACAGAGGTTTTAATAATAATCTCATACCTTTGTCTGTTGTCATGGTAGAACCAAAGTTTACATCTTCCATTAGTCTTGACAAGTCCCCAAGTCTAACGTTTGAGTTTACGACACCAAGTTCTAATAGTTCTTCATAAAACTCATTTTGTCTTCTTGTGCCTTTTAATGGTGTTTGTAATGCTTGATATGCATTTTTAATTGCTTTTGCTTTTAATGGATTTAATGGAAGTATACCATTTGCTGCTGCAAATGCTCCAGCACTTACAAAATTACGTAAGTGTGTTACCGGAGATAAAATTGTTTTTGCAATCTGTGATGTAGCCTTTGGATATAATATTAAATTATTATAAACTTGTGTAAGAAAACTAGGGTCTTTTGTTACAGTAGATGTTTCTTCTAATGCATCTGCTACACCTCTTAACGCGTATTTACCATTTAGTGGGTTAACAACACCGGCTTCTAATTTTTTACCCAGATCAATTCTAATTTGTTTTATGTCAGTGCCAAGTGCATCAACAGCTTCATCGTAAGTATCGTATACCATACCTCGTTTGCCGCCAGCTTTTAATGCATCCGACTCTTGTATGATGTTATCAAAAAATACATTACGTCTTGATATTACAGACAACTTAGATGTGCCTGCTAAAATAGTTTGCATAGGGTTTTTATTTTTACCTAATAGATTTTCAAACACTTCTCTGTCTGCTTGTTTAGTTATGTTAGCTATGTTGATTGTACCGTTAAAATCTGCAACATCTTTCATGGCAGTTTTGCCTGCAAAGAATGTAGGTATTTTAAAAAATGGATCGTTTGGTTTGTCCATTTTAAAACCACTAGGAAGTTTAGCGGTATCTATAATTGATTTAACATACCCTTGTGCCTGTTCCCTGGTTACTGTTTTACCTTGTTGTTTACCTGTTGCAATAAATAAGTCCTCTGTTGCTTTGATTGCTTCTCTTGACGGTGTGTAAGATAGGAATGGTAAAATAGATTTATTTTGAAATACTTCGTATGTTGAACCAAGATAGTTTTTAAATTTTGTACCAAATAATTTTTTAAACTCTGCTAATTCTTTGTCTTCAAGTCTGCCACCTAACTTAGAAAATAAATCTTGCCATCTGTTTCTTATAGCGTTGATGTTAGCAAATAGTTCTGTTTCTACTTCTGTTGCTTTTTTACCATCTAAGTGTTTTCTAATAGTATCAGATACTTTAAATTTTTTCTTTGAAGGATCTAGAAATTCAAATGTAACCCTGCCTTGTTTATCAATAGTTGGTTTACCTGATGTCAGTAAATCATTTACTTCTTCTAAAAATATATTTCTGTTTTTTGCAGACTGTGCATTAGCCACAGTTCTCCACGCAGGAAATACAGAATCAATTAATCTATCTGTATCTCTAGATATATTTTTAGCAACAATAGTATCTCCAGATCTTAAACCTTTTTCCGCTCTTTCTAATTTAAAAAACTCCTCTGTTTTTTTACCTCTTGCTCTTAACGCACCACCAATCTTATCGTAAAACTTATCTAATAAATCATTACTATATTGTAATTCATTACCTCTCTTTGCAAGATTTTTTATAATAGCACCAGTTCCACCAAGCACACCAGTAAACAAAGCACCTTCTGTTCCAAACTTTACTCTGTTTATAATGTCTCTCATTGGATCATTGGACCCATCTTCAGCTCTCTCTAATTCTGTAAAACCACCTAAAGCATCACCTAACGTACCTGCGTTTTCTACGTCACCAATAAATACACCTTCTGCAATACCACCAGCTGTTGTGCCTGCAAAAAACTTTGCGGCTTTGCCTTTTTTATTTAGTTCAGCAGCAACGTCTGCACCTTTTTTTAATTTTTTACCAGCATCTCCTGTAATTTTAAAATAATTACCAGCCTTCTTTGCTCTGACTGCAGCGTTGGCTAAACTAGATCCAACTTTAAAACCTACACCACCTGGCACACCAACGTTTACTAAAAGCTCTGCAATCTTACCTGCAGTTGTTGCTTCTGCCATTTCATCTAGTTCTGTTAGATCGTCAAAATATCTTTCTATCTCTGCTGCTTTATCTGTATCGTTTACAAGATCATATATACTTGCACCTAAAGACATTACACCTTTTGGTATTTGTATAAGTCCTGAGCCTAAACCTGCAAAGATAGATTGTAATGTACCGATGTCAGAATAATCTTCTGCATCTGGTCTTAATTCTGTTTCTGTTTCTTGTATTGTGAGGTTATCATCTACGCCTAATATTCTAGCCATGGCTACCTCCTTATCTTACTGGTTTCAATAAAACTTCATCACTGTTTGGATCTTTATAACCAACAAATATTTTTTGATCAAAGACAACATATTGTCCATCTTTTGCTTCGTAAGCCGCAATAGTTGTTTGATCTGATTTATCAAACACCGCGTCTACTTTTTCACCTGAAGCTCTAATTGCATCAGCTAATTGATTCGGTGACGCAAAGCCACCTTGTGATCTGCTTGTTACTTTAAATATATTTTCTGAAACAGTAGTTGTTTTATTAGCATAATCTAAAGCTTCTTCGTCAGTCATTTTTAAAGTATTCTTAGCAAATTTAAAATCTTTAGTTCTTACAGAATCAGCATACTTTGTAGGACTAATTTTTTCTTTTTCTTTTAATATTTTTATTTGATCTTCTATTTTATCACCTCTTCTTCTTTGGTATTTTTTCTCTTCTAGCCCCATTTCATATTCTTTTAATGCAGCAGCTTGTTTAATTTTACCTGCCTCTCCGTAAGGATCTTGAGCTCCTGCAGCAAATGCAGCATCTAAGGCACCCTGGACCCCACCTTCTGTTAATCCTCGTCTAATAGCCTCTATGAGCTGGTAATTGCCTCTTTTGACAGCTCTGTCGTAGCCTAGTTTCTGTAATAATTCGCTATCTGCTTCTGGTTGTTTTTTGTCTGTAGGTGCTCTTTTTAACATGCCCTCTTGCATTTTTGTTATATAAGTTTTGTTATCTTCACTATCACTGCCTGGAACTCCTCTTCTTAACGACCCCTCTTGCATTTTTGCTATGTAAGTTGGGTTATCTTCAATATCGCCCTCTATAATTTCTTCTTCAGAAAAAGCAGCACCGCCTCCTTGTGGAGTATCCACTTTTGGTAATTTACTTAAAATATCTTTTTTTAATGCTGTAGAAAACCCTTTTTTACCACCAGTAAATAATCTGTTAGACAAATCTCCCTTTATACCTGCTTTTGCATAATCAAAAATATCAGATGAAAATATAGATTGACCTGGTTTAAACAAATTTTCATATGAGTATTGATCTGTTACCGTTCCATCTTGGTAAAAGTTTTTTACATCGGGTCGTAATATTCCAGGTATTGTAGTCTCACTAGGTGGAGGTGTTACAAACATTCTTTTTATAAAGTCGTCATAATCTTGTTTAGTGTATGCGCTAGTTCCAAAAGCACCATCTTGATATGCTCTTCTTGGTTCTTCAATACCATCCATGATCCCTTCTTTAATAGGGCCACCCATTCTAAACATCGGTCTATTTAATGGTTTCATTAAGTTCCTCTTACTGCTCCATAAATATTAGCAAACAAGTTACCAATACCAAGAGCGTTAGACAAAGCTTGACCAAAAGGATTTGGTGTTTGTGTTGGTACAGAAGGTGTTCCAACACCGCCAGATAGTCCAGTTAATGCTGTGCCATATCTCTCTAATCTTCCGTATGGTTCTAATGCACTTGCTTGTTCTGCTTGTTGTGTTGCTGTTAATTTTGCTTGATCTAGCCCTTGTCTTAATGCACCAAGAGATCCTAATGCAGAAATATCTTGACCCATTCCTTGTCTCATAAAATTAGATAAACCAAACTGTTGGCCAGCTAAACCAGCTCTAGCACCCGCTAATGCCTGTTGTTGTTGAAATGCTTGTCCTCTTCTAGCCGCTGCATCTGCAAAACCTTGTGCTCTTAATTGTGCTTCAAGTCCTGCTCTACCTAATGCAGTATCGGCTCTAAACTGTCCTTCTAATGCACCTTGTCTACCACCACCAAATGCTCCTTGTGCTACTGCTGCATCTGCAATATTTTGCAAACCTGTCTGTCTTGATAAATCAAATTGTCTTAATGATTCATCAATAACTTGTTGTTGAAACGGTGATTGAAATGCTGCAATTGATCCAGCCCCGGTCCCTGCTCCAGTGCCCGCGAACTGTTGTAAGCCAGCCACATCTTGACCTGCTTGTGTTATAGCTTGTTGTGCAGAAGATAAAAATGGTGCAAAGCTACCTACACCTTGTTGTGCAATTCCTATGGCCTGTGTTTGTAATGGATCGAGTCCAGCTACAAACTGTGGACCCATAAAAGTTTTTGGATCTAATTCCGCCCCGTAAGATGTTTTTGCCTGTTGGGCAAAATCTATTGCAAAATCTTTTAAATATTCTGGTAATGCCATTATACTACTCTATTTTCTAGTTCCTTCATTGTGTTATACATTTTTTGTGCACCAGCTTTTATACTGCCGTTGCCAGCACCTCTAACAGCGTCAGCTGTCATCACAAATTCATTTTTACTTAATCTTGCAGGTACGTCATCTGCTTTTTCTTTTGCTCCAATTGGAACAAAACCACCCTCTGCCCTGAAGTCCATTTCTAAACCACCTAAGTTCATAAGTCCACCTTGTTTTTTAGGTGTTCTAACTTGAACACCACCTGTTGGATAATCAAACTTATTAAACCCTGCTGGTGTATCATAACCTTTTACTTTTGATTCTGGAACTGATCCACCTTTTTGTCTTCGTGTTCTTAAAGCCACTGCTAAATTTCTATCAAATTCTTCATCTTCATCCTCACCAGCTGCTAATCCCCCTTGTTTTGCATAAAAGTTTCTCATTACATATTCTTTTCTAGGCATAAACATTAAATTTTCATCACCATAATTATAAAAATCTCTAGCTCTTTGATTTAATGCAACTATACTTTCTGGTGTATTTACAATATCTATTATCTCTTCTTCATCTTCTTTAGGTGCTAATAATCCCGGTGCTAAGAAAGGTAATGCAGCACCAAGTGCACTAGCTGTTAAACCAGCTCTACCTAAATTAAATTCACCACCTTTAAATAATAATGGGTTTCTTGTGCTGAAAAATGATCCCAGACCTTTTCCTAAATTAGCTCTACTAAAAAATCCTTGTGCTAATGGGTTAAAGCTTCCAGATCCTAAAGCTCCTAAACCATAAGCCCCTAAACCCCCTAATATAGCAAGTTTACCTATAGGACTTTTAGCAATTTTTTTTACGCCTTTAACAGCTTTCTTAATCGGTCTAGTTATTTTTCTAACTAAACTTCCTAATCCATATAACTGTCGGGGTTCTTGCATTCTAGATATAGCCATATTTTTACCTTAATTTATCGTTTTACTTTGTTTTACTTAGTAAATCAAGAGGTGGCATGATCACTTTTACATCTTGAGCCATCTCTTCTGGCTTATAACCCTTGGCTAGCCAGTCTTTTTTCTCTTTAAAAACCTCACCTGTCTCTTTGTGTCTATAAGTTTCTTCTACTTTTGCGTTTAATATTTCCATTAGTCTGTCTTCTCCTTTAATATATTGAGATAACTAATACCAAATACAACTCCATCAGATACCGTACCAGCTGTTGTGTAGGATAATTTAGTGCCTCCCTCTACTATTAAAGGTAGACTAAGTATTTCTACACTAGTGGCTGTTGCAAGTTGTTGAGTATTAACAATCTCAAAGTTGTTATTTTTAATTGTAACTGTTGGTGTATTAGATCCTGATTTATTAGTAACTCTTAATGATCTTACTATTATAGTTTCATTAACAGTTGGTTCTAACATATCTACAGATTCTGCAGCTGTAGTAGTTTTACCATAAAATTTATATTGGTTTACTATTGCCATTATGCATCTAAGAAAAAGCTTTTAGCTTCTATCTCTTGTTTTACCTCATCTTGAAAAGAAGAATTTAATTTTGTTATTACACCATCTAAATCCCTGACTAGTGATTGTAGATTTTCTCTACGATATTCATCTTCTGCTCTTGTTAATGATTGTACAATTTTAGCCATAATTAAAATCCTAGTATTCCTGCTAGTCCACCTTTTGCCATAAAAGGTCCATAGCTTCCTTTACCTGGATTTGTAAATCCACCACTCTGTCCTTTTCCAGATCGATCCGGTCTGTCTTCACGTATAGATCTTTGAGTAGGTCCACTTGGATCAAAACCATCTCGGTCTTTATCTCTACCTAAATCTTCAAGTCTTTCTCTTTCAACGGCTTCATCTCTTTGTTTTTTTGCTATTCTCTCTAATTCTTTTCCTTGCAGTTTATTAACATAATCAATTACTTGAGTTTTACGAAAATTATTTCTTCGTCCTAAAGCCTCTAAAGTTGCAGGGTCTAAACTTAATAAATCTTCTTCAGAATATCCAAAATTTTTAGCTATGTCACTTATCTCATTTCTCATACGTTCTGAATAACTTGTAGTGTCACTAAACGCAGTTTTACCACCAGTAAATACACCGAACTGATCTCTCATTCCTGTAGCTCCAAACCCAACATTATCCACTGCAAATCTATCTGTATCGCTTCTGTCTGTATTTCCACCTATTGCAGATAATATACCAGTAAGAGTAGGTATTTTTTCTAACGCTTTTTGAAATGTTCCTGGAGCTCTAGCTGCTGCAAAATTAGATTGTGCTCCTCCAAACCTTTTAAAAATATTTCTAAGATCAGTGCCTATACCTGTGCCAGGTAACATTTCCATTCTTGAATCATACATGTCGGCTATCTGTCCTAACGTAAGACCACCTAACCCTTGTTTGCCATCAAAAAATATTCCTTCATTTAAATTAGAATCAAATAAACGACCTCCGGGTGTAGTGGATGGACCTAACTGAGTTTGCATATAATCTCTTGGACCCGCTCTCATAACCTGCCCCTGTGGTCCAAATTCAAAACCTAAAGCTAAAGGATTAATTTCATATCTTCCTGTTGGACCATACTCTTTTGCAAGCGCACGTCCTTTGTCATCAAACCTGGGGGTTACTTGATCATAAGTAAGTCTCTCATCATCTCTACCCATTTGCACAGGTAAAGTAGATACACCCCCTCCACCACCTCCATCTTCTTCGTCTTCAGGTAAAACAAAAGGGTTTGCTAAATATTTTTGTAGAGGTAAATATAATATACCTGCATCTCTTATTTCTTGATCTGTAGCCATTACCTTCTACCTCCTGGATGTATGTCTAATCTAAAAGTACCTAATTTCCAATCTTGACTTGTAGACGTGTTTGCAACTTTTAAAGCTATAGATCTAGCTCTTAATCTTGTATCAACTTTTGTTGTAGAAGGAGTGGATGTAAAATTTGTAGTAG